ATCCTTCGATCTGCCCCTTCTTACCTGTACAGCAATGACAGCTACTGTCGCATAGCACGCGAAGGTATAGGCTGCGTCTTTCAACATTGCATACTGACTTTTCAGGAACAATTCCTTCTCCTCTTTGTGAATATTGCTTCTGCACTTTTTGCAATCGATTGCTTTCACATCATCATCTCCTTATAGCGGCAAAAATTGATTGATAACCGAATTGTATTTTTCGATATCAGGATCAATTCTCTGAACATTATCCTGCTCCAGCCATTTACGAAGAGTTTCAGTGCATTCGCCAAGCGTCTTGCCTTTCTTGAACGCCCACTTATCTGCACGCTCAATATATTTGTCGATAACATCAGCTCCGTACTCTGAGGCAAGATTTTTATAGTTATCATCATTAACAAATGCCCTGCTGTTTTCACCTTTATGCTCAGGGAGAGGTGGCTTTATTTCCCTTTCTTTAAAGTTTTCTTTCTTTTCTTTATATGTACTGTTGCCAATTTCTGCAACAGTAGTGTTGCCAATTTCTGCAACAGTAGTGTTGCCAATTTCTGCAACAGTAGTGTTGCCAATTTCTGCAACAATAGTGTTGCCGTTTTTGGCAACAGTTGCCGTTTTTGGCAACAGACAAGTTGCACAAGTTTCAACATTCCATTTCTGGTAATCTTTAATAACAGAAATTGTCTGAGACTTACTGCCACCATAGGTGCGAACCTCTATAATTTTTTTGCCTGATAACTTCTTCAGTGCCTTCTGGATATGCTCCCTTCGCATACCTACAGCACATGATATATCTGAAAGAGGTATCTCCGCATAGCTTGTATTAAATCCGTAAGTCCTGCGGATAATATAAAGCAGTATCCGCATTTCGTTTCCCGATATGTTGAGCCTGCATATTGCTTCCAATAGCTCATTTGCTATGCGTGTATAGCCGTTTTTGATCTGCGGATTTGCCACATTTTCACCGCCTTAGAATGGCACATCGCCGTCGCTGAGTATCTCCTCAAAATCGCTGAGGTCGCCGTAAGACATAATGTCATTTGAAGCGGGCTGCTGTGGAGCTGCCTCCTGAGGAGGAGCAGAATAACTGTTATTGTAATTGTTCTGGGGAGCGCCGTAGCCGCCGCTTTCATTTTTGCTGCCGCAGAATTCGACATTATCCACCAGTACCTCGGTGCAATAATGCGTAACATCAGGATAATTCCTGTCCTGATAGTTGTTATTTCTCAGTTCACCCTCAACTGCTATCATCTTACCTTTTGAGAAGTAGCGGCTGACAAACTCGGCTGTCTGACGCCATGCAACACAGGTGATAAAATCAGCCTGTCTTTCACCTGTGGATTTATCGGCATAGCGCCTGTTCACTGCAACTGTAAATCTGCATGAAGCAACGCCGCTCTGTGTCTGTCTGAGCTCGGGATCTGCTGTGAGTCTGCCGACTAATACCGTTTTATTCATGCTGTGTTTTCTTCCTTTCTATCATCTGATATATGAGGCACTCAAAATTCAGTCTCTGCCTGTCAGATAGTATTTTTTCACCGATATGCTCTTTGTATCTTTCATATAGTGGCTGTATCTGTGGGTGATTGACATTGATTTTGTAGCCGTACTTGTTCTGCTTGGCATATATAGAGTCATTCGGTGTGATCCTTGCGGCTTCCATAGCCTGATCCATAGGGATACGTTTACCCATTTGATCACCTGCGAGGAGCGGTCTGTTTCTTGTAGTTGTGATAATACCAGAAGAACACTTCCAGTATCTTCAGCGCTGATCTATTGGTCTCGGGGACGAATTCAACACTGAAGCTGTACCTGTTGCCGCAGCGCCATGCTTGCAGAGTACTGTATACAGTCGCTCCGATGTTGCAGACCTTGCGCCCCTGCTTTCCTGCCTGCATTTCAGACAGTTCAAAGCCTTTCAGGTGCTCCCAGCCTGAGCATTTTTCAAGCATGAATGTACACTGCTGAGCGTTCCGCGATATTGTATCAAGCTCTTTTTCGATACGCTCGCGGTCACTTGTGACATTGCCGTATACCTCGTTGATATCAGCCTTTCGCTCTACCACACAAGAGCGTGAGAAGTCCTTGCCGTCAACGATAAAGCTATAGTCACCAAAATCAAGCTTCTGAGACTTGTACATTATTCCGAGGTTGCTAAAAACTTCTGTTATATGGCTGTTCTGCTGCTCTCTGGTATCGACAAGGATAGTTACCTTTTTCATGAAGTCCTTTTTCTCGTCATTGCTGCTCAACTTCGTACACCTCACAGTCTTCATGATAGTTACGAGGTTCCGTCAGCACTTTCGTGAAGCGACAATAACTGCAATCACCGCAGCGCTGTGGCTGTAAAAGCCCGTCCTTCAGCTGCTGAAATCTCGGGGCAAGGCTTATGACCTCCTCAAGGGCGTTATCCATATCTTCATCCGGCACCCAGAGTACATCAAGATCAGGCTCTTTTTCCTTTGTTATAGCTGAGACATAAAAGGGCAGCTGCTTTCCTGTATTCTGACGGACGACCTCGCGGTAAATAGCACCTTGAATATCATAACCCCAGTAATTGATAAAATGCTGTTTCTTCCCCTTTTCGACATTCCATATAAGCTTAAAATCCTTGATAGCTTTCAGGTCAACGATACAGTTATTTTCATGATAACTGTCTATTTTGATCTTGAAAGGTATGCCTGCTATCTCACCGACCATTATTTTCTGTTTCTCGCCACTCATATACTGCATGAAAAGCTTATCGCGTTCCGCTCGCTGTATCATGTACTCAGCCTGTCGGTACTGAGCTTTCAGCTCGCCCGACTTTGTGAATATCTCAGGGTGCTGTGCTCTGAAAATGTCAAGCGTCCCTTCAAAATGTGCGTCCACATAAGAGCCGACCAGCAGAGCGTCCGTGACCTCTCTCTGATACTCGCCGTGAAGCTCCGCCAAAGCGGAAGCCTCACAGGTGAGAAAGCTCTTGAACTGGGAGCAGCTCATATACTTCATGTTATTTTCGGCGCTGAAATAGTTTTCAGCTGTCAGGGAATGAGGGATCATATGTAGTGTACCTCCATTTCTGCCGCGTCTGTCGTGCGCGTAGCGATAAACTGTATGCCCTTTTCGTGGCACTTGCTATACAGCTTTTCACGATTCTCGGAAGAGAGCTTTTCCGTACCGTCTATAAGAATGACCTGCAAGCCGTTAGGCTTTGATATGGCAACATCAACACAGAGGCTGAGCTGTTCACCCTCCGACAGGTTCGCAACAGGCAGACCGTTAATAAGAGGTATACCGTTCTGAACAGTAAAGCCCTCTATCGGTATCTTCGCTGTTTCAAGTATCTCCCCGGGAAGAGTTCGGGCGAGTTCTATCTTTCGTGTATATTCATCAGACTGAGCCTTGAGCTCTTCAAGCTCCGACTGCATACCTTTCATTCTGCTGTATTCATTGAGGTGTCGCTTCATCTCCTCGGCGTTCTCCACCTCTTTCTGAAGCTCAGCAAAGTCGATAGGCTGTTTGTCGGTATATTCATCAGCAACGCTCATATCCGCATCAAGCTTGGTCTTAGCTTCGTTGAAACGGCTTTCAGCAAGTGCTTTTTTGTCTTCGAGTTTCCCCGAGAGTCCTGCAAGCTTGTCCTCGCTTGCCTTTATCTGAGCTTTCATACGCTCGATATCGGATAGCAGCGTTTCGCGCTCTGTGGATATTGCCTTTTCTTCAGCTGAGATCTCTATCATCTTGTCAGCTTCCAGCTTTCTGAGTTTGCTGTCATAACTGCTGCGGAAAAGCTTTGCACGCTCGATACGGCTGTTATGCTCCTTTATCTGTTCAAGCTTCTTATATGCTGCTCCGAGGTCGTAAGCTTCCCACTTCTCGGCCTGATAATCCGCAGGGATATCCTTGGCAATATCTTCGATGAACGCCTGTTTGTTTCGGATATCTCTGTTAACGTTCTGACGTTCTTTGAACCACTGTCCGTTCTCAGACTGCATATCACTGAGAACTTCAAGGATATTCTGCTCGTAGTTGATCCATGAAGGTATTTCGCCGAACTTGTCATTGATAAAATTCAGATCCCAGTCATACTCTATAAGATCAAGGATAGCTCTGTTCTTGGACTTGGCGTCCATTAACGTAAACGCAACAGGGTCAAGCTGAAGAGGAGTAAAAAGCTGACGGAGAAAATTCTCGGGAGCCATTACCTCTTTTCCGTTCTCTTTTACAGACTTGTAATCCGCCTGCTCCGTTCTCTTTTTTCTGTCGATACTCAGACCTGTGTCAGTCTCGATAAGAATTTCGCCCTCCTTTTCGCCCTGACGAACTATGATGTCCCTGTCCGACTTATTTGTAAGCGCATATCTTAAAGCGTCAATGACAGAGGTCTTACCAACTCCATTAGCACCTGTGAGCTCAACGGAACGCCCGTCAAGCTCTGTCTCTGTGATGCCGAAAAGGTTGCGTATTTTTATCTTTGTAGTCCTCATTTCTTACTCTCCTTATCCTCGATTATTTTTGCTGTGCTCAGTTCACTGAAAAGCCATTCAAGTTCCGCGAAATTGTCACTTCCCGTATACTCGATAATCAGATCTATTATATTCTTGATAGTTTCCGACTTTTTCATTATTCAATTACCTCCGTTTTAAATGGATCAGGTGCTTTCTGCGGCTGTGAAGGCTGCATATCCTCAACTTCACCTTCCACCGAAACACCCATAAGAATCTCAGGGCAGTATACTCTGGCAAAGAATGCTGCCGCCCTGTATGCAAGCATCTGTTCGGGCATATTCTTCCACTTGCTGTTGCTCATCCAGCCTTCTGACTTTGCCATTGCGATAGTTACCTCTGTACCCTCGATAACTTCACCATCAGGCTTGATAACGCGCACAAAACAGCCTCTTGTATCCGTTCCGCGCTGTCCGGTGTATACCGGCTGTGCATCACCGTACTTAGCCTTTATAAAGCTCATGCAAGCCTGTCCGCTCCATGAAGGCTTCCCCTTCACAACATACAGCGACTGCATTACCATGAGCGGCGATACACCCATTCTTTCAGCCATATCTATTGCAAGGGCGCAGTCTTCTGTCTTGCCCTGATACTGCTGCGGCACAAGTGAAGACTTTGCGAGAACGCTCGCAAGCTTATAGCTCTCTCTGAATGACTCTATAAAGCCACCTGTGGGCTTTGCCATTACTTCATTAAGCTGCTCCGACTGTACAGCCAGAGCTGTATCCTTGTTTTCACACATATTCAGATTACCTCCCTGAGTTCTTTCATTGTTGATATTTTTGCGCCGCACATCTCAGGCAGATTTGCTCTTACAAGAGCTTCCGCAAATGGCGGCGGAACTGCATTCCCACACCTTGCGACCTGCTTAGTGCGGCTGTATAAATTCCCTTTGTAGTCGTGATCGATGATGTAGTCATCGGGAAATCCCTGCGCTCTGTAGAGTTCTCTCGGTTCGAGCATACGCAGCCCTATGTCGTTTATGTAGTATTCCTCTCCTTCAATATTCAGCAACAGTACCTCATCATCAGCTATACTGTAACCGCAGTAATCAATGAGCAGCTTTCGCACTTCAGACCAGTGTCCGAGATCTATCTCCGGCGGATACTTGCACAGCCTTGTGCGTATTTCCGCAAAATGTCCCGCGCTTGTGCAGACTGTCGGAAGAGGTTCAGTCAGGGACTTGCAGTCCTCATTATTCCTGAGCACACAAAGGTGACTTTCTACAAGTCCGCATCTGTCGTGTGTTGTGACTGTTCCGAGCGGCGCATTGCAATCAGAACTGTTATCACCGCTGTAATACTTGACGATGTGTGCCGCTGTGAGCCCGTATCTATTGGAAGCGTCCACCGTAAGAATAGGCTCATTAAGTGTCTGCCCTCGGACTTCATGACTGACAGTCTCGCTGTGATACTGTATAAGATAAGGTGAGAGCAAGGCATTATGATCCTGAGCTGTGACAGTTCCGAGAGGATCGCTCAAGGAGCTTCCAACTACTCCGCCGAAATACTTCTGAACTGACGGAATAACCACGGACTGCTTCACTGTTGACACGATTGTGCTGAGAGGTTCACTGATACTGTTCACCCTCGGAGCCTGTCCACTGCGTTCTCCGTACCCTATCGGAACTATAAAAGGTTCATCGGCTCTCAAAGTGAATTTGTCGAGTCCTCTTGCAATGCGCTTCATAGTCTTTTCAGCCAGAGGCTTACTTCTGCCGAATATCGACTTGCAGGGAATGCTCCAGTCTATGCACTCTGCTGCCGTTCTGTACGGCTTCAGACCTGCTCCGTGAGTCGGCTCCGGGAATATAATAGGTTTTCCGTCACATCTGGCTATAAGGAAGAATCGCTTTCTTATCGTAGGTGCTCCATAGTCGCAGGCTCTCAGTTCCTTCCATTGCACTTCATAGCCGTGAAGCTTCAGCGCATTGACAAAGCTTCGGAAAGTAGTTCCTATCTTGTTCTTATCGGGATATCCGCCTTTCAACGGTCCCCATGTAACGAATTCGGGAACATTTTCAAGAATAATTACTCTCGGCTTTACCGTCGCCGCCCACTTGACCGCTATCCATGCGAGCCCTCTGACGTTTTTATCTACTGGTTTTCCGCCTTTTGCCCTCGAAAAATGCTTGCAGTCAGGGCTGAGCCACATCAGACCGACAGGGTGCCCCTCGCATATCTTTACCGGGTCAACTTCCCATACGCTTTCACAGTAGTGTGTAGTGTATGGGTGATTAGTCTTGTGCATGAGGATAGCGTCAGGATCATGATTGATAGCAATATCAACGTATCGTCCTGTCGCAAGCTCAATCCCTGTCGAAGCTCCACCGCCGCCTGCGAAGTTGTCCACGATGAGCTCCCGAAAAAAATCAAGCTGTTTCATTACTTACCTCCGAGATCTTGTTAAGTATCTCCGCAGGAACCTCGCGGACGTTGAACCTGCTGCCGTCAAAGAGCCTGACCTCGGTTCGGTCTCCACGAGTATGGAACTCTTTTATAAGAGCTGTAGCCACCTGGAAACGGATACCGTCCATATCTGTGAGAGTTATCTCCATTTGACATTTCTCCTTTTCTGTGGTATAGTGTTGGTGGTAAATATTTTTTCTCGCTCCCTTCGGGGAGCACTTTTTTTCAGAAATGAAGCTGTCCATCTATGACTGTCTTCATTTCTTTTTCTCTGTTCATACGTTCTTTCTTGTACTCATTGTACTTTATGCGGTATTCATAGCTTTTACCGAATATAGCCCATGCTGCCTTTACGACATTAGGCTCATATGGCCTTATCTTTTCGAGGTCTTCCACAGCCTTATACGATATCGGGCAGCCACAACAGCCTGTCCTTGTCAGTCCATAGACCTCATAGGCGTCTGAGTAGCGGATGTTATAATGCTCTTTATACCAAGCTTTATCACTATCAGATACATAATACAGCGGCTTCAAACGATACTGACCGTCTGAATTCTGAGAAAAGCACATAGTATTGCCATTTTGTGTTGCCTCTTTTTTCTTCGGCACCGACCTCATACCGCCTTCATCTCTTCTCTCGCCTGTAATGATCATGTCATAGTCCTTCTGGACATTATGTGCAGGCTGCTTTTTGCAGAAGTCGCAGCACTGAGCGCTGATCTTGAAGTCAGGCGGAAACTCTCCGATAAAGTCCCTCATGTACTTGCTTGAATTGATAACAAGCTGTATATTCGGGCGCGGTTCTCCTTTTGCATTACAGCAGCACAGGAAATTTATCAGGCTCTCGCACTTCGGATAACGTGCTTTCAGCTCTGCACGCTTGGCGATCTTGTCCTCTGCCAGCTCATATTCATCAGCGATTGAGAGCGGGAGCTTTTTCTTCTGCCATTCTTCCAGACCGTATGACATTATCTTCGATACAAAGGGAATACCGTATTTCCTTGAAGCTTGTACAATACTGATATTCGGGCGAATTGTTTCAATTTCAACGCCGTACTTCTCAGCTGTTGCCTTGACATGGTCCTTTGTCGCCTGCATTTCAAGACCTGTGTTGAAGAATACATACTTGACAGGCGGCAGTTCAAAGAGTGCTCTTGTCTGCTCTATCAGGTCTATCATGATGTCACTGTCAGCGCCGCCCGAATATGAACAAATCGCATTCGGATGCTGTGATAACCGCTTTGCTATGATACTCTTTATTGCCTCGAACTTCTCAGGTGCGTCATAGTCAGCGTATTTAGGTCTATCCGTATAAACCCTGCTTCTGTATACTTCTGCCACTTACTCACACTCCTTTACACATTTTTGCATAATAGAAGTCGATTTCTTCAGCCGTAGCCCTACGAAGTACCCACTCAGGGCGAAGCAGCAGCTCCTTGTCCAACTGTTCAAGCTTTATGGCTATAGCTGCGGCTTTCTGGTAAAGTGTTATCATATCTTTACACCTCACTTCTGTAAGCTCCGCCAGAGCGCCTGACGGGCGTTTTTCAGAGCCGTGCGCTCGGCAAGGTCTTTATATGCCTTTGCTCTGTAAGCGGCTCTCCTGTCGTCTGTGCGCTCGTCTGAGCGTGCTTTCAGTATCTTCTTCATCAGTACTCCGCAGTAGAGTTCCAGACCAAGGCAGCCAGATATGCAGAATACTGCAAGTCCTTCAAACATAGGTCTATCTCCTTTCATAGCTTGTCCACAAGCCCCTGAGGGCTTATTCCGCATTCTTGAAGAGCGGAGCGGCTTCTTCGGGGTGATTGCTGAGGTATGTGCTGAGGGTCCTGCCGATGTTCTCAGCCATCTTCTCAACACACTCAGCTCTCTTTTCGGGTGTAAGGCTGTCGAAGCGGACAGGCGGTGCGCCGCCGATAGATATGTAGCTGACAGCTTTCAGCTCGGTTGTCTTTTTTGCCATAATAACATCTCCTTTCGGTCAATTGTATGCGGTATGGGTTGTACGGGTTTACTCGTCTTCTTCGTCCTCGATGACTACGCGCTCATAGGCGAACTCTATCATCTTATTAATGATGACGTACTGGCTGCGACCAGAGCGCTTTGCTATCTCATCAACGAGCTCCTTCATCTTTTTGCTTACGCGGATATGTGTGCCGTCCTCAAGCTCATTCCTTGAGGGAATTATAAGCTTGTCCATGTTCTACTTCCCCTTTCAATCAATTTTCAGGTAAGAGCAGATTTTCTGCTTAACGCTCTCACGAATAACGGAACCGTTCAGCACAGCGCACATCACAGAATAGTTCACGCCGATGATTTCGGCAAGCTGTCTGCGGTTCATATTCAGGTCGATAAGCTTTTTCCGAGCTCTTACATTCCATGGTTCTGACATATTCTCACCTCCGATTTGAGTATATCATGCTCGGTGTATGGCGCATTGCGTCATACTCGGGAAGAAATGTCAACACTTTTTTGCAAATTTCTTTGCAGAATTTTATGTTTCTTGTGTTGTTGCATTTATGCGACACAGTCGCTAAAAAAAATAGCCGAAGCCTCTTCACCAGTAAGAGCAAGAATTTCGATAAGCTTGTCCGCTTCTCTAATCTCAAAAGAATTGTTCTTGAGCTTACGATAAAAAGTAGCAGGATTTATACCTAAATCGGCAGATACTGTCTCTACGCTCTTGCCTTTCTCAACTATTTTCCCTTTTAGCTTCTGGACATCAAGCATTTTATCACCTCACTTACATCATGTCGCATTTGTGCGACTTTTTGCATTTTTATAATACCATACAGCCTATGGTTTGTCAATACCTTTTTCGCATTTTTTTAGAATTTTTTTGAATTTTTCAAAATTACTATTGCATTTTTGCGAAAAGCGTGATATAATACAATAAAAAGCAAAGAAGGTGAACACAATGACTATTGGAGAACGTATCAAAGAACGTCGAAAAGAACTTGGTTTGACTGTCGATGAACTTGCGGAGCGTCTTGGAAAGAACCGTGCAACAATATACAGATATGAAAGTAATGATATAGAAAAGCTTCCTACAACTGTATTAGAACCGCTTGCAAAGGTTTTGAACGTTACACCTGCATATCTCATGGGCTGGAAGACAAATGACACCCCTATCAAGAAAATCCCCTACAGCGAAGCCAACTGTGTTCGTGTCCCTCTTATCGGCAGAGTAGCCGCAGGCTATAACTGCCATGCGGAGGAGAATATATCCGAATATATCATGACCGACAGCGATATACTAAAGGACGGCTATCAGCACTTCTGGCTGGAAGTCAAAGGTGACAGCATGGAGCCTGAGCTCCACGAGAAGGACCTTGTCCTCGTCCGCGAACAGGAAGTGCTTGATAAAGAATGCTACGCTGTCGTAAATGTCGACGCTGAAGACGGGCTCGTCAAGCTCGTTGATATAGAAAATACCCGTATAACTCTCAGCTCTGTCAATCCTTACTATCCCCCGAGAGTTTTCGAATTTGAAGAAATGAACCGCGTGAAGATCATCGGTCCCGTCATCGAAGTCAAACGCAGGTTCTGAGAGGAGGTCATTCCGATGAATATAATAAAATATCCCTCCGAGGAAGATGTAAACAAGGCTATGGCGAATGATGAACCGCTCCTCATACTCATATCCTTCGACGGTAAGACTGCCATTATGAGCCATATCGATGAAGGCGTTGAGCACCACATACTCCTCATGAATGTGGGCTACAAAGACACCGATGTGGATAGGTTCTTCCGTATCGTTCTGGACAGGAGCGGAGCTGACTGGACTTTCGTTTGTCCGCCCGATTACAAGAATATCCCCTTCAAGGATAAGCGCATCGAAGCCTTCTACAAGGACGGATTTGCTGTTATTTCCGACTTCCTGCACTCCATAGGGTATCTTGTAGGCATAAACATTCCCAAGCGCTACAGCCGCCATCTGAACGTCCTCGGAGACGATGGGAGCTTGTAAGCGACAAAATGCGACAACATTCGACACTTTATACACACAATGTAATAGATTCATCAATTACCATGTGATATTATAATAATACCAATTATTTTTAGGAGGTATTTTTATGAAAAAAGTTATATCTACAATGTTAGCACTCGGTATGATAGTTTCTGCTGCTTCATGCACAGCTTCCGAGTCTTCACGGAAAAGCATAGTTTCTGTCGAATCCAGTGACACCGAAAAAGCAACAAAAGAGGTCAAGGATGACTCAAAAACCGACAGCGACACCGAAAAAGAGACTAAAAGCGAAGAAAAGCCTGACAGCTCTAATAATGATACCGCTGACTTTACGATCGATGAACAGGTGATCTGGGAGGCTGACGGCGTAAAACTCACAGCTCAGGGTGTTGACACAGACAGCTTATTCGGAACTTCGATAAAGGTCCTTGCAGAAAATAACTCTGACAAGGATATCGTCATTAATACTGATGCTGTTATCGTTAACAATTACATGATCGCAGACCTCGGATACATCGAAGTCACGGCAGGCAATAAAGTCAATGACGAGATATCGCTCTCATCTACCGATCTCAAGAATGCCGGTATCGACAATATCGGACAAATCGAATTATATCTCCACACATCAGATCCAGACACATACGATAGGATATCAGAATCAGGCTGTATCACATTGAAAACAAGTGATTTTGATAAAATGGATACTGAGTCTAACATCCAGGGCTCGACACTTGTCGATCAGGACGGTATAAAGGTCATAGCTCAGTATGTGGACGAAGACTCATTCTGGGGTGCAGCTGTACTTTTCTATATGGAAAACAATACCGATAAGAAGGTTACAGTCATTGCAGATGATACAGCTGTAAACGGATTCATGGTTGACGGCTCATGCTATCAGGAGCTTTATCCTAACAAGAAAGCCATAGCTTCTATGGACTTCTTTAGTAGTGATTTAGAGGGTAACGGAATTACAAGCATAGACGAGGTCGAACTGAAATTCAGAGTAACCGATGACGATCACAACACCTTGTTAGAAACCGACAAATTAAAATTTGCTACAAAGTAAAAAAAGTCCCTCGTTGATACCGCAACATCAACGAGGGATATTTAAAAGGAGCTGATTTTATGAAAACAGCGGCAGCATACATAAGAGTATCTACCGATGACCAGATAGAATACTCCCCTGACAGCCAGCTGAAAGCTATACGCAAGTACGCCAAGGAACATGAGCTCATACTTCCCGAGGAGTTCATCTTCATCGATGAGGGCATAAGCGGCAGGAAAGCCGACAAGCGCCCGTCCTTTCAGCGCATGATCGGAACGGCGAAGCTGAAGCCAAAGCCTTTCGATGTGATCCTGCTCTGGAAATTCAGCCGTTTTGCCCGAAACCGTCAGGACTCTATCGTGTACAAGTCAATGCTCCGTAAGCAGTGCGGCATAGACGTTGTGTCCATCTCCGAGCAGCTGGGTGAGGACAACACTTCTATCCTAATAGAAGCTCTGATAGAGGCCATGGACGAATACTACAGTCTTAACCTCGCAGAAGAGGTCAAGCGCGGTATGAATGAGAAGTTCAGCCGCGGCGGAGTAGTCTCACAGCCGCCCTTCGGCTACAAAATGGATAACGGCATATTCGCTCCCGATAAAGCAAATGCGTCTGTTGTGCAGATGATCTATGATGATTACCTCTCGGGAATGGGAGCCCGTCAGATTGCCGCAAAGCTCAATGATATGGGAATACGCTCCACAAAGGGCAACAGGTTCGAGAACAGGACCGTTGAATATATTCTCACAAACCCCACTTACATCGGCAAGCTCCGCCGAAGCAAGAACGGAAGGGACAGCCTTGACCGCTTCCACCAGAACGCTGAAAACACTCTGATAATAGACGGCAAACATCAGCCGATCATCTCAAAGGAGATATATGAAGCCGTTCAGAAGCGTCTGGCAGACAACAAAAAGCTGTATACTCGATATTCTCGCCATGAGCCTGTGGAATTCATGCTGAAAGGTCTTGTTAAGTGCGATAACTGCGGTGCTACACTGACTATGATAGCTTCTCACAAATCTCTGCAATGTCACCAGTACGCAAAAGGAGTGTGCAAGGTATCACACTGCATCAAGATTGACAAGATCAACACATCAGTCATCGAAAAGCTGAAAAGTGACTTTGAACATCAGAGCTTTGAAGTATCTGTGGAAAGCAGATCACCTGTCAGAACGTCCCCTGATGTTGCAGCCATGATCGAGCGCGAAAAGAAAAAGCTCTCCCGTGTCCGCGAAGCCTATGAAGCCGGTATAGACTCACTGGAAGAATACCGGGAGAACAAGCAGAAAATACAGTCCCGAATAGACGAGCTGACTGCTCAGGCTGAGGTCTCCGCTCCCAGATCGGAAGCTGATATAAAAAAGCTGATCTCAGGCAGGATAAAAGCAGGACTCGACATACTCGAAAGCGACGAAACCAGCGAAACACTGAAAAACATGACTCTCAGAAGCTTTGTCGACCGTATCATCTTCATGAAACCCAAGGGAATAGTGGAGATTTTTTATAAGCTATAAAATTATAACTTTCTGGAACTTAGACCGCCGAAAGCCAGAAAGTTATAAAGAAAAGCCCTCCCGAAAGGAAGGGCTTTCTTCATGTATTATATCATGCTTAGTGCAGACTGTCAAGGCTCACAGTTCTTCCAGAAG